GCCATATCAGAAAATCCTTGAAGTGATTTGGTAGACGACCAGCGCGGCGAGGTAGGCGAGCGCGAACAAATAGCCGGTAATCAGCAGCGTGGTTTTGAGCGATTTGGTTTCGCGTTTGATCACGGCAAGGGTGGCGGTGTCTTGATACCGGCTGCCGCCGCTGATGGTTTCCACCCTGCTGCCGCCATAAGTAACCCACACCGCAGGCAGGGTTTTGATTTGCGCAGCAAGGTCGTCCGCCTCGCCGTTGTAGCTTTTCACTGTGCGCACCATGCGCCCCAAGCCGCGTTGCAGCCGCAGGCAAATGGCTTGCTCAATTTGGGTGGTTATCATGTGGCATCCCGTGCAAAGATTCGGTTTTTGTTGTTAGCAAACACCACGCCGCTATCCGATGTCGCCACCTGCGCGCCCGCGCTGTCCAGCCCCAATTGCACATCGCCACGCGCTAAGGCTTTAAGCAGCTCCAACACGTCAATTTTGTAGCGGTTGCGGATTTCGTCGGTAATCAACACGCCCGATGTGGCGGTTAAACGATAGCGGGCGATGTCGCACGCCAAGCGGCGCAAAATCGGCGGCGTTTCGGTAAACGGCTGTTTAAACCGCCCCAAATACGCATCAATTTCCGCGCTGGCATCAGCAAGGGCAACCGCCACCACATCCGCATCAATCTCGCCATCGGTATTGCGGTCTGCAATCTGCAACACTTCCAATTCGCCAAAGCGCGCCACCATGTCGCCTATATCGGCGTAAACAGCGTTATGCGCCATATTCATCCGCCGCTTTAATGCGCAAGCGCGGCTCGTTCACAATGCGCTGCCAAGCCTCTTCGCCCACTTCGGCGCGGTAAACGGTTTGCCATGCGCCGTTAAACAACACGCCGCCGCGCCAAAACTCATCGCCGTTCGCGCTCATCGCTTCTATGATTTGGCGGGGGTCGGCAGGGGTTTCAGGCTGCGTTGCGGGTGCTTGGGCGGCTGCTTGTTGCGCCGCCCACAACGCACGCTGGCGCCGCATCACGCTCGACTGTTAAGGCAGCGTTTGCTTCGCGCAGCGCGGTGATTTCTGCCTGCAAGGCGGCGTTTTCTGCGTCTTGCTGTTGCTGCGTCTCTTGCTGCGCCTGCTCGGAGCTATTTGGATTTTGCGCCAACGCTTCGTCCTCGTTTTCAGGCTGCGTTGGGGTTTGGGGTGTGTTTTTTGCCATAGCTTTTTCCTTATAGTTTAGGGGCGCGGCGGCTGCCGCCTCCCCCCCCGGGTTTCTCGCTGCCCGCGGCATCACGCCAAATGCACGCTCACATGCAGCTTTAAACGCCCTTTAAACGTGTTGGTGGTGCCGTTGATTTTGTCGGCTTCCAACAATTCGCGCGCAGCGTCTTCCAATTGCGGCGGCACAACCAGCAGGCTGGGCTTCACGTTCAGCACATAACCGCCGTCTGCCTTAATCGTCATCATCTGCGCGATGATTTTTGCCAAATTGGCGCGATTCAGCGCGGTTTTTTCCGCCATGTGCGCCAGTTGCCACAAGCCAAAGCCCGCGTTGCAACGGCGGCGGCGGCCGCGTAAATACAACATCCCCCTACACACCTCGTCCCAGTTTTGCGGGGCCTCACTCGTTTCAAACTCGGGCGCGGTGCGCTCTTGGAAAATCAAAGGCTTCAAGGTTTTGGTGTCATCCACCACATACCAAGTCGGCGCATCGTTGTCTGTGCCCGTGGTGATGTTGCTGGTGGGGGTGTTTGCCCCTGTGCCATCGTTGTTGGCAAACACAGGGTGGTCGGAATCAAAAAAGTTCTGCCCGTCGTAGCACAGCGTGGTTTTGCCCTTGGGCAACAACCCCCACACCAAATCATCAGCCAGCGTGGCAGCCGATTCACCCATCGCCTGCATCATTGGGCGATACATGCCCACTTGGTCGTCTTCGATATCGGTGCGCTCCACGCCCACCGTGGCTTCAAATTTCTTGTTTTCCAAGCTCATCGCCTGTTTCGCCATCTTGCCGATTTGGCGGCTGCCCACCCATTCGCGCATTTTCGGGAATTTGCCCAGCCACGCATAAGTGTTGGTGGCGGTGCTGCTGGGGATGGTCATGGCAATGGCAGAAAAACTGGGCTCTACGCTCGCCAAACCATTTTGAAACTCTTTGCGAAACTGCGCGGTCAGCGCGGTTAAAATCGCGGCTTTATCCATGTGGATTTCCTTGTGTTAAAGGTTAAAAATTGCTTATTGTTTTCAGGCTGCTTTATTTTCAGGCTGCCTTATCGCCGTTTGCACCGTGAATCGTTTGGGCAAAATCGGCTTCGCTCATGCCCAGCATCTTGGCGGCGGGTTTTTGCTCCGCCGTTAAAGCGGCGATTTTGTGCGCTTCGCCCGCGCCCGCTGCTTGCGTTTGCGTGTTGCCTGCCAGCGCGGCAATCGGCTGCGCTTGCTCAATAAAGCCAGTCAAAAACGCCAAGCCATTAGGCTGTTTCAAGCAACCCTCTGCCCATTCTTTTTGCGCAGGCAGCAATTTGCCCGCCGCCAGCGCAGCGGTAATCAGCTCCGCGCCCTTGTCGGCATCGCGCTGGGCGGTCAATGCCGCAATCTGGCTTTGCAATTCCTGCACCACGCTCACCGGCGCATATTGGGTTAGGTCGGGCGTGTTGGCAGGCGTGTTTTGCGCCTGCGCCACTTGCGCTGATAACGCTGCAATCTTTTCATCCTTGCTGGCAAGGTCTTGAAACGTTTGCGCGCTCAGGGCGACGGTTTGGGGTTTGGCTGCCAAAAGCGCAGTTAAAGCGTCTTTCAATTGGTCTTCGTTTGCGTTTGGCAAGCCAAAAAGCTGTTGCAATAAGGTATTCATGGGGTTTTGCATCTCCATTGGGGGTAAAAATTGCGCGCTGGCGGCGGCGAGCACCTCGTCCATGCCGTCCAAAGCGGGATAATTGGTTAAAGCGGCGTGCAAAAGTTTGCGCACATAGCCTTGCGTGTCATAAGCAAACACCGCCGAAATGTAGCGATATTCGCGGTTGGCAATCAGGCGTTGGGCGTTGTCGGTCCAGTCCACCTCGGCAAACAAGCCGCGTGGGGTAAACTCCAGCCACGTCATCCAGCCCGCCGCTGGCGCAGGTTGCCCGTTGGTTTCCTTGTGCAAGGTTTGGTGTTCGTAATCCACCACCAACTGCGTGCGCGCTTGATTGGCTAATGCCGCCACATCGTGCCCGTTGGCTTCGGTTAAAAACCAAGCGGGCGCATCGGTCGGTCGTCCGTCAATCGCGCGAAACTCGCCATAAGGCAAAAGCTGGATGCGCTTGCCTATTTGCCCCAACACTTCAAAGCTGCAAGCGGCTAATGCCAAATGCTGATTTTTGCGTTTCATGGGTTGTCCTTTATGGGATGGCGGCATTATGAGCGCATCAAAACAAGACAAAGAGTGGCACGGCTGCGCCCCCGTTTTGCCTGATTGCGCCGCGCAAAAAAGGCAGCCTGAAAGATACTTTTCAGGCTGCCTTGGGATAACGGCGCAGCAATAGTGTTTAAAAGGCGTTTAAAACGCGCGAGAAACGCGATAGAAGGATAAGGATAGGGATAGATAGCCCCAGCGCAAAAAAACGCGCCAAACGCGCGTTTTTGGGGTTATTCGGTTTTAGCTGATTAAGCTGGCAAAATAATCCTGCACATCATCCATTAAATCTTGCTTGTCCTCATTGGTTAATTGCAAAAATGGGCGCGCAGGAATAAACACCTTATTGTTACGTCCCGCCCAGCCGCCAAATTGATGAATCGCCGCATAAACCATATTCGTGCCCACCAGCGCGGTGTCGTTATCCGACAGCTCATCAATGCTTTGGCGCAGCGCGCCCGTGTCGTTCAGCGGAATGCCGCTGCGATACTTCAACGCCAGCCATTCAGGGCGACCGCCTTGTTTAAAATTCTGCGCCACCGCATAGCGCATCGTGCCCGCCAGCCGCCGCATCAGCAAATAGCGGTTGTCGCTTACGCCGCGCGACAAGCGTTCTATCTGATTTTGCACCACAAAAAGGTTGTCTATTTGAATTTCAATCATCTTGTTGCCTTGTTTTAAACAGCGGTAAAATGCACTTCACAAGGGTAGTTTCCAACTGGTAAAGGTTACGGCGCAGCGTGCGTTAGTATTATGTGGGTTCAAATCCCAACGCCCTTGTATGCCCAAGCGGGGGTTTCCTAGTATAACGCCGCATTATTGCGGACAGGCAAAGGTTAACGTTGCGCAAGCAGGGTTATGATGTGGGTTCAAGTCCCACCACCGCTTGGGTTTTCTTTATCTTGTTTCTCAACACAAAGAAGCATAAAATCAAAATAACCGTAAAGCATGGGTTACCAACTGGAAAGGGAGCGGCGCATCTGCACCGTGTGATCCTGTTCGAATCAGGCAAAATGCTTTACGGTTTTTTCCATAACACATCAAATCCGTGCAACAAGCTATCTATTTGGCTTTGCGTGCTAGCAATCGCGCCTGTGTTGGCAATATTCACAACGATTTGCTCTTTCTTGCCCGTTATCGGGTGTCTGCTCTTGGTTTCATAATTCAGCGTTACCACCAATTTTTCCTTGCCTCCCGCTTGGGAGTAAACAAAAAACAAGGCTTTTCTGTCTTGCGCATCATCCAACAACACCATTTCAGGCTCTTGCAGTTTTTCAGGCAGGCTTTCCCAAAAAGTTTGCGGTAAGGGATTGGTTTTGTTGTTTCGCAGCGCGTGCAACACACGCTCGTCGCTCATTGCAATAATGGCAGATTGTGGTTCAATTTGTCGCTTTGCCAGTTCATCTAACACAGGCAAAGGCAATACTCCCACATACAACATTTGCCCGCGCGCCACTTTATCCATCATCACTTTTTGCACCAACGCCGTGCTTTGCGCCACCAAGTTTTTTATGGTTTCAGGCTGCTTCAACGCCTCCCCCACCGCCATGCTCGCCAGCCGTGGCGGCAAATCCACCGCTCGCTCCATCTGCAACTGCCCCAGCTGCGCCAAATGATTTTTGCCTACATTGTTATCAAAGCCTTTATCGGGTGTGAAGCTCCTGCCATCATCTAGCGTGATGCGGGTGCGCGTGTGGCTTTGCCCCTTGCGGTTGGTGATGACTGCCTCGCTAAACTGCTCGGGGCTGCTGTGCGACACCGTCAGTCCTGCACGCGCCACATCGCGCGGTGCTAACGCAATCACATAGCAGCGACAGCGAAAGCCATTAGGCGGATAAAAATAATCCCAAAAGGGGTCGTCAATCGGATACACCACATTATCCAACGCCCGATGCGCGGGGCGCGTGCGCGCATCGTTAATGGCGCTGTATTGCAAATAGGGGCGGGCATCTTTGTTCTCTTGCAGCTTTTGCCAAAGGCTTGCCATGCGGGCGTTGGTCATTTGGGTTTGAAAAATGGTTTGCAAACGATGGCGCGTTAAGCCAGTGCCCACCACTTCGCCTGTGCTTTGTTGCACCATATCGCCTGCTTTATCCAAATCCAGCCCGCGCTCGCGCAGCATCACCATAGCATTTTTGCGCCATGTGGCAAACGGCGTGCCCTCTGCCGCGCTTTGGCGCAAGCTGTGCAACAAATCGCCCACAATCTCTTGCTGATAAATCCCCGCAATGCTGCGTGCCTTGGCAGCCGCTTGGGCAACGGCTTCGCCGGCGTTGGCAGGCAAGGGCAGGTTTAGGCTATCAAAATAGCGCAATGCGCCCTCGGGCGGCAGGTTTAAGGCTAGGGAAAGATTGGGTTGCATGGTTGTGTTTCATTCAAAAAAAGGTTTCAGGCTGCCTAGGGGCAAAAGATTACGGCTGCGCTCGCCCCCACAAATCCGCCACAAACAGCACCCGCGTTAAAGCCTCCTGCAAGCGGCGTGTGTCCAGCGTGGGATAGGCGGCGATTAAACGGTTTTCCACCTCTTCATAATCCTCTCCCTCTGCCAGCGCGCGCCCCAAATCTTGCAGCATGGGTTCAAGCTGGGCGGCAAACTTCGCCTCGCGCAAATAATCTTCCACCCCATTTTCAAACGCCACATCCCAAGCAGGGGCAACTTGCCCATGTGCATTCAGGGCAACATGGCGGTAGTTCAATGCAGCAGGCGGTTTGTTGTTTTCAGGCTGCTTTGGCGCGTCTTTCGCGCCTTTTTTGTCATCTGATGCCCGCCCCAGCAGCATCTCGCCATCCAGTGCATCAGGAATCGCCAGCTTGTCCCGCGCCCAGCGTTCAGGAATTTGCACGCCCACATCCACCAATTTCGGCAACGCCTCGGCAATCGCCGCCAAATCCGCCGCTTCGCGCGTGTCAAATTCAAACTGCGGCAGGCGGGTATCTTCGCCGATGGCAAAATTCACCCGCAAAAAGGGTTCTAAAATCTGCCGGTTAATCGTTTGCGCCAAACGCCGCGCATCGGCCACCAGCAAATCATGGCGCACTTCGTTGTGAATCTGCCCCAGCGCGTTGGTGCTGGCTTTGCCATCCGCCCCGCTGGTTAGGGTTTGCCCCAAAATCAGCCGCGTGGCGGATTTTTCGCACCATTCAATCATGGTCATAAACGGGTTATTGCCCGCCGTTGTGCCCGATGCCGCTTGGTGCAGCTCAATCATCATGCCCTCGGGCATAATGCCCGCCGCGTTGTGCCCGATTTCGGCAACGGCGCGCAGCAGGGTTTGTTTTTCCTTTTCGGTCGCGCCCGCGCCATATTTGCCGATGCGAATCGGCATGCCGTAAAGCTCCAAAAACTCGGCAAAATCGTGCGCCGAATAGTGCTTAAACATATACAACCAAGCCAGCGTGCGAAACAGCCCGCCCCGCGCCGCCTGCACGCTGCGGTTTTTATGCCGATGCACCACCCAGCCCATCGCCCACAACGGCTCGCCTGTTGGATGGTCGGGGGTTTTGAGCAGCAAGTTGTCGTGGTCGTCCCAGCGAAACCAGCTTTGCGGGGTGGGAGTAAACCGCGCGGGACAATTCAGGCTGCCTTGCAGCTGCCATGCAATTTCCAGCGCGGCAAAGCCATGCCCCACCGCATCCATCAAATCCATCAGCAAATCATCCAAATGGGCAAGGTTGTCAAAATAGCTTTGCGCCGCCTCGGCAAGCTGCTGCTCGGCAGGGTTCGCCCCGCGAGGCTCGGTAACACGCCAGTCCAGCCCCAGCACTGCCATCTTGCGCGTGGCAAGCGCAGCGGCAATCGCACTGTCGCGCTCTTCCATATCGGCAAACAGCTCATGCTGCGCCTGAATGTCGTTGCCCTCGGCATCCTCAAACAGCGCGCGCAGTTTGGCAGGCGTGATAAAGGTGGAAGGATGCTCCGCAATCACCCGCCCGTTGGCGGTAATCCGCGCCTCTTGCGTTTGCCGCTGAGCTTCTGGGGTGGGCTTTTGCGCGGGGGTTTTGGGGTTAAATTTCGCTTTTTTTGCCATGTTTTATGCCGTGTTTAAAAGGGGGGTTAAACACCAAGGGTAAATGCTTTTTCAGGCTGCCTTAACGCGCCCATTTGCTTTTCCATTCCCTATCATCAAAATCATCATCTGCCGTGCTGTGCCATTCAATCGGCGCAGCGTTGCTGGTTGCGCCCGCCCAAAGCATTTGCAGCGCATCCGGTCCATCATCATGCGCCGCCTTGGGGAAATGGCGCAGCTGCTCAATCAGCGTAGCTTGCGTGTCGTGCAGCCAAATCAAGCCGTTTGCCATGTGCGGCTGCAAGGTTTCAATCCGCAGCAGCTTATCCGCAATCGGCTTCACCGCCCGCGCAGGCACAGGGCAGCCCCGCGCCGCGCTGCGTTTCACCAGCTCGTCTTTTAAAAACTCTTGAAACTGCACCGTCTCCACAAACCACAACGCGCAGCGGTATTGCTGATGCAGCCGTATCACATCTTCAATAATCAAATCGGGCAGCCGTTTTTTAATCTGCGCCGCCACCACAAACAGCTTGCCCGTGCTGCGCTGATAGCCGCCCACCAAAATCGCGCTCGGGTCGCGGCTTGCGCCTGCTTTGCCCAAGCTCGGGTCCAGTGCGCCGAAATACACCAAATCAGGCGGCAGCTCCGTCCAAAACTTCATCGCGTTGGCAAAAGGCGCGTTTTCGCTGGACACAGGGTCGTTTTGCAATTCGCTATCAAACGCTTCATGCCCGTCGCGGGCGCGGATTTTCATTAAATCCAACACCCCACGCGCCGCCCAGCTGGTTTGCGCTCCGCGCTCCATCTCTTCGCGGTTGGCTTCGTAAAACGCCTGCGCCATCGCCGCGCCCGCATTGCCGTTGTTGCGCAAAATCGCTTCCCATTCGTCCCACAAATCCATGCGCTCGGGAAACGCCAACATCGCCTTAAATTTCACGCTGTGCCACATCGGGTTATGCAAAGTGCGGTTGAGCACGCTGTCGTAGTGCAAAATCGTGCCGATATACACCACGTCAAACTTCTGTCCCACGCCGCCCAAATGCAGCACCGCCGATTTCAGCCATATTTCCAATTTATCGCGCTGGGCAGGGTTGCGCACCTGCTCATCGTTTTCAATATCGTCCAACACCACCAAATCAGGGCGAAACGCACCATGGCGCAAGCCGCGCAGTTTCTTGCCGCTGCCTGCCACCTGCACTTTGATGTCGTTGGCGGTAACAATCGTTCCCGCCTGCCACACGCGCCCTTGCCCGCACGCATCAGCAAAATCCATCGTTAAACGCGGGTTAAATTCCAACTCCGCTTTTACCGCTTCCAGCATCGGATAGGCTTGGTCTATGCTGTCCATCACCATCACGATGTAATGCTTGCGATGCGTTACGATGCACCACAGAGTAAACAACTGCGTAACCAGCGTGGATTTGGCTTCGCCACGCGGCGCGGCAATTGCTTCTTGCTCGCTTTTTTCCGATGCCAGCATTTGCGGCAGTATGAAAAACAAATATTCATGCAGCTGTGATTTGTGCGGGCTGCGCACATAGTGCGGGAAATAAGTGTTTACAAAAAATTCATAGCCGCTCACAGGGTCAAACACTTTTGCCCGTCGCTCGGCAATCGCCGCAGGGTCGTTGGCAAAGCCCATCACTTCGGCTTCAATCGTGCGCTGCAACTGCGCCGCCAGCTGTTTGAGCGACTGGGTAAATTCTTTCAACTTCATGCCAATTTATCCTGCATATACGCGCCAAAAGGCTCTAACAATTCGCCGATGGCGGCAAGGTGTTTGGGGTATTTTTGCGCGGTAAATTCCGCCAACAGGTTGAGCACGCGCATCGCCGTGGCCAGCTCGCTGGTTTCGGGCAGGATTTTTTTATTCGCTGCCACCATTTTGTTATACGCATCCGCCAAGCTGCCCAAGGCTTGCACGCGGGCAATCGGGTCAATCTCCGCGCCGCCGTTGAGCTGCTCAAACGTCGCTTGGTATTGCACCAAAAAACCTGCCATAATCAGGCGGTTCACATCTTCCAAGCCGCCGCCCGCGATAAAATGCGCGGCACGCACCTTGTCCCAATCGTCGCCCGTTTCCTTGGCGGCATATTTCCAGCTACGCGCCGTGGCAACCGGCACTTGGGCAAAAGCCGCCGCCATTTCCAGCGGGCAGTTTTCAAACACATAGCGGCGGCGCACCTCGTCGCGTTTTTCTTGCGGATGCGCCATATCACAGCCCGAACTTCGCTTTAATCAACAAAATGCCGGTGGACACCAAGCCGCCCGCCGCCCCGCCTGTAATCGCCGCCACGCGCCGCGTGTCTTGCCTAATCTCGTCCATCTCGCGCTCCATGCGGTTTTGCTGTTCCAATGCCAAATCTTGCTTGGCTTCAATCCGCGCCAGCGCGGCTAAAATCGGGTCTTTTTCCAGCGTCATGCTTTGTCTGCCTTTTGGTCTAATTTGTCGTTCAATTTGTCTAGTTTGGCTTCCAAGCGCTCCAACGATTTCATCACGCTGCCGCTGCTTGCCGTGGCTTCCGCCTTGGTGGCGTAATCCAGCTTCACCTTGTTCAATTCGCCCTGCACGCGCTCATGCTTGGCTTCAATCGCCTCAAATTTCTCATCCAACACGCGGATAAAATGCCACAGCAGCGCAATCAAAAAGCTGGTCAAAATGCCAAACGCCCATTCCATGGTTAAAAAATTCTGCGTGTTCATTTCAGGCTGCCTTGCTGCTGGCGATACCACGCCTGCCAGCCTGAAACCTGCGCTTCCAGCTTTTGGCAGTAGCCGCCATAGCGCACGGCGTGGTCTAGCAAATGTTGGGGTGAGCCGCTGGCGGGGCGCTCGGGGCGGTCGGGGTTTGCCCGCAGCTCGGGAGGCACAGGCGGGATTTCAGGCTGCCTAATCGGCGGCGTAGCCAAAGGCGCGGTTGTAGAGTTGCAGGCTGTGGTTACCAATGCCGTTGTAAACAGTAGTGCCTTGATTGTCTTGATGCGTGGCATGGGGGATTTCCTTGTTCAGTTCGTGTTGCCGTTGTTCTAGCTGGGCGCGGGTGGCGGCAAGTTGCTCGCCCTGTTGCTGCGCCCATTGCACCGCCGCTTGTTGTTTCGCCAGCGCATCGGCCAGCGCGGCGGAATAGGCTTGCTGGGCTTTCAGTTGCTCATCGGCGTATTGGTTTTTCAGCAGCAACGTTGCCGCGTGGCACGCGCTTTGCGCCACGGCATAGCCTGCCCATGCGGATAAGGCGCACGCCAGCGCAAAACCCACGCAGGCAGCCTGCAAACGGTATTTACTCCAAAGCATCCGCAGCATCGCCTTGCCCCTTTTTGATTTCCGCCAGCTGCGGCACAGCGGCGATGCCGCGTTTAATCAGCGCGTAGCCGCCGACCATGCCGCCGTATGCCCACCATAGCCACTCGGGCGCGTTGGCGGTGTGGATAAATTTGTAGGTCATGCAGGCAGCGGTGATGTTTGCCCACAGCTTGGTGTGGCTGATTTGTCCTGTGGCGGGGTTGGCGATTAAGCCCGATAGCCATTTGAGCAGCTTCATTATCGTTTCCCTTTGCGTTTAGCCCGCCGCGCCGCTGCTACGCCGCTGTGGCGATGTTTACGCAGCGCAACACCGCCCAATGGGTGCGGCTGCGGGCGCGGTCGGCTGGGTTCTTTTAAAGTCAGTTCAGGCGATGGCGGCGCAAGACTGGTTAGGCTTAATGCCACCAGCGCACCCAATACAACAGAGTGCCGTTTCATTTTTAGGCGGCCTCCTAGCGTTCGTTGCGCGAAACTTGCCCATTGCTGTCCAACAACGGCAACTCAAAGCGTTCAGGCTTGGGCGCAGATTTGCGTCCATCTGCCCAATCCAGCCACACATAGCCCGCCACGCGGCTCATCGCAAATGGCTTAATGTTCACCGCATTGCCCTGATTGCCGCCCAGCACCATCAAATTGCCCTGCTTGTCCTTGCCCACCACAAAGCCCACATGCCCGCCGCCCGCGCGGTCAAAAACGACTACGCAGCCATAGGCAGGTGTATCCAAGCGCGTGCCTGTGTTCAGCCAGTCTTTGGCGCGATACCAATGCTGCGGCAAAGCGCGTTTCGCTTCGCGTGCGCAATGGGCAACGAATGTGCCGCACCACGGCATTTCGTCATCTTGCCACCATGCGTTTAGGCTAATTAGCCAGTTGCGGATTTTGCTGTTGTGTTCTTTGCCCGCGATTTCGCGCGTGCCGATTTCGCGGCGGGCGATGGCGAGCCATGCCAATTCAGGCTGCTGTGTGTTTGGTTTAGACATAAAAAATCCCTATAACGTTGGTTATCGTTATAGGGATTATCGGGTTTGTGAGGGTTAGATAGCTTTTAATACGCTTTAAAAAAGGAACAGAATTATTCTGGCTTGGCGGTTAGCATCACACTGGGCTGATTTGTACTGGCAACCTTATAAGCAATTCCACCGCGCACAAATTCTCGCGCATCTTTGCTGGTTGCTGCAAGGTTGATTTGCGCGGCAACATCTTTGGGCATCGTGGGGTCATCAGGCAAAGTGGCAGCAATGAGTGCGGCTGCACCTTTTACTAATTGTTGATTTTGTTTCGGATTTTTTTCAGGCTGCCATATCACGCGCACGATTTGAATTTTGTTGTCGCTATCGGTTTCAACCGCAAGCGTTAAACCATCTGCCAAATCGTGCAGCATATTTTTCCCACCATTTGAATTGGGTGTAGGAAATGCACTTTCAGGAATTGTTAACCCTGTTTTGCTGGTTTTAAGCTGCTTGTTGGCAGCTTTGGCATAGCTGGAAAAATCCATATTTAACGTGGGTAGCGCAATGGGGGGGCTGGCGGCTTGTGTTGTTGCGCTGACAGCAACAGGTGCAGAAACGGCAGACGGTGCGGGATTTTCGCCGCCGCAGGCTGCCAAGCCCAAGCACAACAAAAATGCGTAATGTTTCATGGCTTATTTTCTCTTGTTAGGACAGTGTTTGCCGTTGCCGCCTACGTTGCAATCGCAGGCTCTGCCGTCGTCATCGCGGTCTAGTTTTTTCCAACCTGATTTTCCAGCGGCTTTTTGGGCTTCATAGTATTTTTGCGCGGCGGCTTGGGTGGGGAAGTCTTTGCAGGTTTTTGCCAAAGCGGGGGCGGTAAGTGCCAGCATCAGCAAGGGCAGGCAAAATAGTTTTGTGGTGGTTTTCATGGTTATTCCCTTCGGGCTAGTAAATATCTTTGGAAATGTTCACGACCTTGCCTACGATTTCCACATCATCAAATTCATCTAGGTTTAACTGAATTGGTGGGTAGGTTTTGTTGTCGCTTATTAACAGCAATTTGCCATCAGGCTGCGTTTGAATGCGCTTGACCCATAGCGTGTCGTTGCTGCGGATAATATAAATACTGCTGTCGCGCGGTACTTTTTTAGACATATCAACCAGCAGCATATCGCCGTTATTGATGGTCGGCTCCATGCTGTCGCCCCGCGCGGTAACGATGCTCAAATTTCTGGCGTGTAAACCGCGTTGGTGCAGCCAATCGCGGCGGAACGCTTGATAAGCGCGTGGGCTGGTTGTACCTTGCCCATCCATCCCCATCCCCGCCGATACAAGAACATCATAGTCAGGCACATAATCCAATTCATCCAAATATTTCTCATTGCTGGAACTATTCCAGTTTTGTACTTCGCCGCTGCCTAAAATAAGCCAGTTCGCGTCAATATCAAATTTTTCTATTATTTTCTGAAGCATATCAAATGGCGGACGTTGTTTTCCTTTCAGCACATCGTTTACGCGCGATGTTTTTTCACCAATTATTCCTGCAAATTCTGCGATGCTTAGGTTCTCTTGGCTTAAAAATTTCCGAATATTTCTAATAAAATTCAAATCCATAGGGAAATACTCCTAAATAATCAGGAAATATTCTTGCTTTGCTGGAAATATTCCTTTATTATTGCGCCAACATTTAAGCAAGATTGTTTAAATCTTTAATTTCTTGATTTTATCACGAAAGGTTCAGGAGATATTCCTTATGAAAGCAGAAAAAGTTAAAGCGGGGTTTCGTGAACGTGGCGAAACCATCAAATCTTGGTGCGAGGCAAACGGCTATGACCCGACTTATGTTTCGCGGATTTTGAATGGCAGCGTGAGAGCGAGTCGTGGCAAGGGGCATGAAATCGCTGTAAAGCTAGGCTTAAAGGAGCAGCCCAATGGCAACCAGTAAAAAAGGCAGCCGCATTTTGCGCGTGTTTAAGGCTTTGGAAGCGCATCCGATTATCGGCATCAGCAATAAAGAATTAGCAGAAGGTTTGGGCTTGTCGGCGGTGCATGTGAGCCGCGATTTGGAAGACTTAATCGCCGAGGGGCTGGTTACCAAATTGGATAACGGCAACTTTGCTTACAGCGTGAAAACGCTGCAAATCGCCGAGCGGTTTCGCCAGCAGCAGGAACGGCTGCAAAGCAGGATTGCCGAGATTGGCAGACGGGTTGAGATTGATTAACGGATTTTGAAAAGTCCTGACGTAAGGACTTTTGGAGAAAAAAATGAATGAAGTTGAAGTAATGGATAAAGAAGCGGTAACAGCCAATCAGAATTTTCAGGCTGCTCATAGCTTAATGGTTATGGAGCAATGGGGAAATGGAGAGATTTATAACGAGGAGCGCTGGATTGAGCGGGGGCGGCAGGCGATGCGTAAAACGGTGGAAGGGATGTTTGAGCTGGGCTGCGCGTTGATTGTGTTGAAGGAGCATACCGAGCACGGGCGATTTCTTGGCATTGTGAAAGAGCAATTTGGCATTGGTAAAAACGAAGCGGCGCGCCTAATGGCTGCCACCCAGCGTTTTGCCACCCCGCAAATGCAAAAAGCCGCGCCTAAGTTGATGGATTTGGGCAAGTCCAAACTGCTGGAACTGTTGGTAGAGGAAGACGTTACCTTAATCGGGCTGGCGGAAGGCGAGGAAGTGAACGGCATGACGCTGGACGATGTGGACAGGATGACGGTGCGCGAGCTGCGCTTGGCGCTGCGCGAGAGCCGCGAGGACGCGAAAGCTAAAGACGAGGTGTTGGCGGGCAAAAACGCCAAGATTGATGAGCTGGCGGAGAAGCTGGAAAAGGCGAAAAAGAAAGGCGGCGTGAGAGAGCCTAGCCCTGCCGATGTGGGCAATGAATTGAATATGGCGGTGGGCGCAAAAGAGGTGGCAATTCGCAGCCAGCTGGCGCAATTGGGGGATTATTTCGCGCAGATGGCGGCGCACGAGCAGGCGCATGGTTTGTCGCATCAGGCGCGGATGGTGGGGGTGCTGAACCAAATTATCATGGATTGCCAGCATCTGCGCGACCAGTACGCGCTGCCTGAAAGCGCGGACGATGACGGCGTGCCTGAATGGTTGCAGCCTGAAAGCGAGTAGCCATGAATGCGGTGTTAAACGAGCGGTTACGCGCCATTGCCGCGCAGCTGGACACCCTGCCGCGCGGCGGCAAAACCGAGTTTATTCGGGCGCAGGCTGCCAAGCTGAATATGAGCGCGGCAACGCTTTATAAGGAGCTTGACCGTGTGCGGATAAAAGCTCCGCGCAAACGCCGCGCTGATGCGGGCAAGACGGCGTTAAGCGAGCGCGATGCGCAGATGATTTCCGCGCTGCTGATGGAAACCATGCGCAAGAACGGTAAGCGGTTGATGACCGTGGAAAGGGCGGTGGAGATGTTAATTGCCAATAAAGAGATTGACCCTGTGCGCATAGACAGGGAAACGGGCGAAGTGAGCACGCTGTCGGTAAGCACGATTACGCGCGGTTTGCGCAATTACAAGCTGCACCCCGACCAGCTGTTGCAGCCTGCGCCTGTAACCCGATTGCAAAGCCTGCACCCGAACCATGTGTGGCAGATTGATGCGAGCGTGTGTGTGTTGTTTTACTTGCCGCGCACGGGCAAGGACACGGGGCTGCGGATTATGCGCTCGGACGAGTTTTACAAAAACAAGCCGAAAAACGTGGTGAGCATTGAGCAAGACCGCGTGTGGCGGTATGTGGTTACCGACCATTGTTCAGGCTGCCTGTTTGTTTGGTATGTGTTTGGCGGCGAGAACAGCGAGAACCTGTGCGAGACCTTTATTCAGGCAATGCAGCCCAAGGCGGATAGGTTGAAAGACCCGTTTTGCGGCGTGCCAAAAAGCGTGATGCTTGACCCCGGTTCGGCGAACACAGGGCATGGGTTTAAGCATTTGAATAAGCAGCTGGGTGTGGAAGTCATCATCAATAAAGTGGGCAATCCGCGTGCCAAGGGGCAGGTGGAAAATGGCAACAATCTAGTAGAAACGCTGTTTGAAAGCAGCCTGAAAATGGTGCGGGTGCAGTCTATTGACGAGCTGCAAGCCTATGCCAACCGCTGGATGCGCTACTTTAACAGCGAGCGCAAACACAGCCGCCACGGCATGAGCCGTTATCAGGCTTGGCAGAAAATTGCCGCCGATGAGCTGTTAATCCCACCGCCTGCGGATTACTGCCGCGAGCTGGTGTTGAGTATGCCGCAGGAGCGCAAAGTGAAGGCGGAGCTGGAAATTGAGTTTGAGGGGCGGCTGTTTGATGTGAGCCATGTGCCGTTTGTGCTGGTGGGCGAGAAATTGACGGTTGCCAAAAACCCGTGGAAGCAATACTCGGCGCAGGTGCGCTGCTATGACGAAGCGGGCAAGGAATACTGGCTGGAAGTGCCCGAAGTGGTACGCAATGCGTTTGGCTTCCGCGAGACCGCTGCCATCATCGGCGAGAACTACCACGCCCATGCCGACACCGCCGCGCAGACCAACGCCAAACAACTGGAAAAACTGGCGATGCAGGCGGATACGCTGGACGAGGCGGCGCAAAAACGCAAAGCCAAAACCCTGCCCTTCGGCGGACGGATTGACCCCTTTGCCCACCAAGAGCAGGTGTTGGCGCAAAAGCAAAAAATCGGCTACGCGCCTAAGCGCGGGCGGCAGATGGATTACAGACAATCAGGTTTCAATGGAATGGATGTTCAGGCTGCCGTGTTGAACAAGGTGGAGTTGGCAAAAATGCTGAAACCGCGCATTGAAGCGCAAGGTGGCGATTGGGCGGCAGCGGCGCAGCGTTTGCAGGAGCTGTATCCCGACGGCGCGGCGGAAAGCGAGCTGGAAGAGGTGCTGGAACGCATCACCTATGCGCCGAAGCTGCGATTACTGACGGGGACACACGGATGAGAGCCAGCGATGTTTTAACTCAAATTGGCAAAAGCTCGCGCCAAGCGGCGGCGGAAATCGGCATCAGCAAAACCATGCTGCTTAATTTCTTAAACCACGGCAAGCCGCCGCAGCGGCGCAGCGCAACCATTTGCCAGCAGATACAAGATTATTTCCAACACAAGGGCGTGGACGTTTCAGGCTGCCTAAAACCGCCCGCCACACAGAACGAACCTAAACCCGAAAAGGACAACGAAATGCTTTTAAGAAAATCGGCTTTATCGCTTGCCACACGGCAACACTTTGGCTTAACGCGCGACCCATTCCATGACGAAATCCGCACCGCGCAAGATGTGTATTTAACCCCCGATGCCCGTTATGTGCGCGAGGCGATGTTTCAAGTCGCCACGCAGGGCGGATTTATGGCGGTGGTCGGCGAAAGCGGCGCGGGCAAATCCACCCTGCGCGAAGACTTGCAAGACCGCATCAACCGCGAAAACAAGCCTGTGATTTTGATTGAACCGTATGTATTGGCGATGGAGGATAACGACCAGAAAGGCAAAACGCTCAAAGCGGTGCATATCGCCGAAGCGGTGCTGGAAGCGGTATCGCCCAACACGTCGCCCAAGCGCAGTCCTGAAGCGCGGTTCCGCCAAATCCACAACGCGCTGATTGAAAGCGCCAAGGCGGGCAACAAGCACGTGCTGATTATTGAAGAGGCGCACGGCTTGCCGCTGCCCACGCTGAAACACTTGAAACGCTTTTTTGAACTGAAAAACGGCTTTGAACGGCTGATTGGCATTGTGCTGATTGGGCAGACCGAGCTGGCGCAGAAGCTGTCGGAAAACAACCCAAATGTGCGCGAGGTGGTGCAACGCTGCGAAGTGGTAACGCTGCAACCGCTGACCGACGGCAAGCTGGCGGGCTATTTAAAGCATAAATTTGACCGCGCGGGCGCGGATGCCAGCCAAATCCTAAACGATGATGCGATTGATGCCATTGCCGCGCGGCTGACGGTTACATCACGCGCCAGCAAAGGGCTGGAACAGCATAGCCTGCTATATCCGCTGGCGGTAAACAATTTGGTCTCCGCCGCCATGAATGAAGCCGCACAGCTGGGCTTTGCTAAGGTGGACGCGGATATTGTGAAGGGGGTTTGAGATGAGAAGTTATACATTGAGCGAATTGTGTTCGGCGGCATTTGCCAGCGCAGGCGTGTTTTTCTACCTTGGCACGATGGCGGCGCACAGCGTTCAGGCTGCCCCCGCCGAGCCGCCACGGCAGCCTGAAATTATGGTGTACACCTGCGACAACCTGCACCATGCGCCGCCTGCCAGCCAATACCCCGCCGACCACGCCGCCCGCTACGCGCTGCAACGTTTGCACAATGCCTGCCAAGCACAAAGCGAAGCCTTTGCCCTAGCAAAGTTATGGCAGCAAGACCCCAGCGCAGGCGAAGTTTTAGAACCCCAGCCCGAGGAGCAACAACCATGAACCGTTACATTATTTACCTGCCCAGCCACAGCCACGAGCCTTTGCCCATCGGCAAAATCAACCACCGCGCAGCGGCTAACCAAACCATCTTGCAGCTGGACGGCGGCAAGGAGCAGACGTTTTACAGCGTGGCGGCTGCGATGAGAAGCGTGCAGCGCCAGTATCCCAGCGCTTTTTTGGAGGACGCGGCATGAATATCATCAAGGCGTACAGCCTAGAAATCCGCATCACGCAACAGGGAGACAAGTTCGGCTGCGACATCACCAACCGCGACGGCGTGCTGCTTTACGGCGCAATGCCCGAATATAGCCATGAAAACGATGCCGTCTATGCCGCGTTGCACAAGCTGGCAACGCAAAACAACTTTTCAGGCTGCCTGAAAGAAGCGGAGCTGCCATGAAAACCCGCTGCCCCTGCTGCGGCGCGGAAAACAGCCTAGACGCGCTGATTGCCCATGAAGGCGCACGCCAAGCGGTGTGGGCGGCAGCGCAGACAGGCGGCGAAATCGGACGGCTGGCGGTGCAATACATCGCGCTGTTTCGCCCCGCCAAAACCGCGCTGACCTTTGAGCGTATGGCAAAACTGCTGGGCGAGCTGCTGCCAGATATGGAGCGCGGCGCGATTTGCCGCAACGCTCTGGAATATCTCGCCCCGCCCGAAGCGTGGCTTTACGGCTTTCGCGAGCTGCTTTCGCGGCGCAATGCAGGCAGCCTGAAACTGCCGCTCAAATCGCACGGCTATCTATACGAAGTGATTAGCGGTTGGCAGGGGCAAGGCTTACAAACGCTGCCCGCCGCATCCGAGCCAAGGCAGCCTGAAAATCCAAGCAGCCAAACGCTCAACGCCGCCATGACCTTGCAAGGAATGCGCCGATGACTGCCCCGCCCAAAATGCCCGACTGGGCATACAACCAAATGATAGACGGCTTGCAGAAATTGCTGGTTTTACGGCTGCAAGGCTCGCCGCCTGCTGACACGATTAGCGCATTGGCGGCGGTGTGGGAAGAAGCCTTAACGCCGATTACATGGGCTTGGCAGCCTGAAACCGATGGCGCACGCTTGCCCGCAGCTTTTCGCAGGCTCATCAGTCAAGCGGAAAAATGGGCGCAGCCCGCGCAGCTGATTAAGCAAATTCCGCCGCGCACCGAGCCGCCCGTATCCGCCCTGATAGAAAACAAGCGCAGCCCGCCGAGCGCAGCCGAGCGCGAACTCGCCAAGGCGCAGGTGGCGCAGATGTTGAACCGATTAACCCGAAGTAAACGATTTTAGGAGAATCCTATGCAAGACTTAGATTTAACCCAATACCGCCAAGACGCGCGTGGCAATTTAGTCCCCATTGCCAATATCAAGCCGATTGATTTAGCGCGCGACGAGCTGGTGCAGGAGATATTTTTTGCCGTAGAAACCGCCATGCACGATTTGGAGCAGGCGCGGCGCGGCGGCATTGAAGATGTGCGCGCCTTTGTGGAGCTGGCGGCTGAAAAATACGGCGTAAAACCCAGCAAAAAAGGCAACGTAACCCTGCACAGCTTTGACGGCAGCCTGCGCGTAACCGTGGCGATGGCAGATGTTTTAACCTTTGACGAGCGCTTGGTCGCCGCCAAAGCCCTGATAGACGAGTGCCTAGCCGAGTGGACGCAAGACAGCCGCCAAGAGTTGAAAACCATTGTGCAGCAGGCGTTTGACGTGAACAAAGAAGGCAATATCAGCACCGCCAAAGTGCTGGCGCTGCGCAGCTACAAAATTGACGACGAGAAATGGCAGCGCGCCATGAAAGCTATAGACGACAGCCTGCACACCCAAACCACGCGCGAATACATCCGCATCCATAGGCGCAACGAGCAGGGCAAATATGTTCAGGTGGGCGGCGAGCTTGGCTTTAAGGCAGCCTGAAATCCAATCGTCCCACAAAACCCCGCCCCAGCGGAGCGGCAAATCCGCCCCTTTAAATCTTTGAAAACAGGAGTAACACCATGAATAAATCCGAACTGATTAAACAAATTGCCGACCGCGCAGGGCTGTCGCAAGCCAAAGCGGGCGATGCGCTGGATGCGTTTTGCGCCAGCGTGATTGATGCGCTCTCGCAAGGCAGCGAAGTAGCCATCATCGGCTTTGGCACGTTTAAGGTCAGCGACCGCGCCGAACGCAAGGGGCGCAACCCGCAAACAGGCGAAGCGATAGCGATACCCGCAAGCCGAGCGCCCAAATTCAGCGCGGGCAAGGCGTTGAAAGACGCGGTTAAATAAACCATAGGCAGCCTGAAACGCATTTCCGCTTTTCAGGCTGCCTTTTTAGGAGCGAGCTATGAGCCGATTATTGAACAAAAAAGCCAACTTAATCCGCCTAATCCACATTGCCAAGCAACAAGTGGGCATGAGCGAAGGCGAATACCGCACCTTGCTGGCGACCGTGTCGCGCGGCAAAACCAGCAGCAAGGATTTAACGGCAGAGCAGCTAGAAACGGTGCTGCGCCACATGAAAGCGCAGGGCTTTGAAGTGAGTCAATCGCCCAGCCGCGCCGAGGAATGGCAAGGTTTTGCCACGCAGTACGACAAACTGCGCGATTTGTGGAAAAAGCTATACGCCGAGGGCAAAGTGCGCCACAACACCGACCATGCCTTGCACAGCTTTTGCGCCAAGCATGGCGGCGAAACATGGCGCGAAAACGGCAATATCCAATCGCGCTTGATTGAGCGGCTGAAAAATTGGTTAAGCAGAAATTGATATGGCAGATTACGGCGGGTTTAAACCCCGCCTTTTTTGCGCCTGCCCAATCCGCCCCCGCCGCGCGGGGCATTTTCAGGCAGCCTAAAACTTGATAAAATATTGTTTATCAAAACATTTTTGAAACAATGTTGCAAAAACGAAAGGACACAACATGGCAGACAGCCGTATCCCCGAGCTGATTGCCGATTTGGAAGACCAAGCCTGCGCCTGCCTGCTGGCGCACGTTCCGCAAATCAGCCGCCCAACCGCCATCCAAATCAGCAAGCAGCTCTCGCGCCACATCACCGACAACTGGCGCGGGCAGATTATCTATTTCCCCAAAAACACAGGCGGCGAGCTGGACGAGCGCGACAAACAGATTTGGGCAGAGTTTGACGGCAGAAACCACCAGCAGCTGGCGAAAAAGTACAACCTTGCCACCCAACAGATTTATCAAATCATCAAACGCGCCCGCGCTGCCGATGCGCAGGCTCGGCAAAGGAGCATTTTTGATGAGTAAGCATTCCCCCGTTTCCCCAAACCCACACGGCGCGTTTTCCCCACGCGCCGATTTTTTTCGCTCCGCAATCCGCCGTTAAAGCAAAAATAGCGATTAGACCAAAACAGACCACCCCAGCAGCGCGATGCGCCACTCAAACGAACGTTTGCCTATTCCGCGCCTTAAACGCGCTTAAAACGCAACAGAGCGCGATTTCTGCCCGCAGCCGTTTTCAGGCTGCTTTTTTAATGCGCGTTAAAAGTTTTTCAGGCTGCCTATCCGCATAATCCGCCGCAACCAAACCCACGAGACACCGCCATGCGCCATGAAATCTTTCGCGCTGGCACTCGCACGGACAACAACGGGCGCACGATTACGATTACCCCCGAGCAGGTTGCCGCGATTGCCAGCCACTATTCCCCAAGCAAGCACGAAGCCCCAATTGTGGTCGGGCATCCCAGCACCAACGCCCCCGCCTATGGCTGGGTAGGCAGCCTGAAAGCCGAAAACGGCACCTTGTTTGCCGATTTCGCGCAGGTAGATGATGACTTTGCCGAGCTGGTTAAAAAAGGACGCTACAAAAAAGTCTCCGCCAGCTTCTATCCGCCCAACCACCCGAGCAACCCGCAGCCTGAAAACTGGTATCTGCGCCATGTCGGCTTTTTGGGCGCACACCCGCCCGCTGTGAAAGGGCTGGCGGCGATTGATTTTGCCGATGATGAAGACGGCGTGGTGTCGTTTGGCGAAAGCGATTGGTTGTTGAGCCGAATGCTGCGCAATCTGCGTGAGTGGCTGATTGGCAAAGACGGCTTAGAAACCGCCGACCGCGTGCTGCCCGACTGGCAAATTGAAGCTGTTGCGCCACCGCCCGAGCCTGAACCCGAAGCTGTGCCGAATAATTTTTCTGAACCCCGTGATAAGGACGACCCCATGACCCCCGAACAACAGTTAGAAACCGAGCGCAAAGCGCGTGAGCAAGCCGAAGCCGAAGCCAAGCAAGCCCGCGAAGAATTGGCGAAGTTGCAAGCCGAGCAGGAAAAATCTCTGCGCGATGCGGCACATAAGCAAAACGCCGATTTTGCCGAAGGCTTGATTAAAGCAGGCAGCCTGAAACCTGCCGACAAAGAGTTAATCGTTGCCGTGCTGGATTTTGCTGATTACCCCGAAGCTGCGCCCGCCGATTTTGGCGAAGGCAAAAAGCTATCGGACGCGCTGAAAGATTTTTTGCGCGGCGGTAAGCCGATTTTGGCAGCGGGCGAAATTGCCACCACCGATAAAGCCAACCCGTCTCCCGCAGGCAGCAGCGACTTTGGCGAATACGCCGACCCTGCCGCGCAATCGCACCACGAACGCGCCCTAGCTTTGGCGAAACGCGAAAACATCTCTTACGAAGAAGCGGCACGCCGCACCGTCCAATAACCCCTGCATAAAGGAAACCTGATGAGCACTTCCCATTTACGCAATCTGCGCGGGCAGATTGACCCCGTTTTAACCAACCTTGCGCTGGGCTACAAGCAAGCCGAGTTTATCGGCGAAAAGCTGTTCCCTGTGGTGTTTACCGATAAAGAAGGCGTGAAAGTGCCTAAGTTTGGCAAAGGCTCGTTTGTGGAATACGAAACCGAACGCGCGGTGGGCGCAGCCAGCAATGTGATTACGCTGGATACGCCGCATTATTTGCCGATTGTGCTGGAAGAGCACGATTTGATGGTGGGCGTGGACTACCGTGAGCGCGCCGAAAGCCTGTTTGATGAGCAAACCAAAGCCACGCGCCGCGCGGTGATGGGCGTGCAGCTGCGGCAGGAATTGGAAGCGGCGGCGTTGCTGCAAGCCAAGCAATCTTATGAAAGCGGGCATTACAAGGATTTGTCCGCCGCAACCCAATGGAGCGATGCCAACGCCAACCCCGTGAAAGATGTGGCGGATGCGAAAGAAACCGTCCGCGCGGCGTGTGGCGTGAAGCCGAATGTGCTGGTGCTGGGCGCAAGCGTGGCACACGCGTTGTCGTACCACCCTGCGTTGCAAGCGATGCTGGGCAGCGGTGAGCGCAAACTGATTACGCTGGATTTGCTGAAAATCTTGTTTGAAGTGGATGAAGTCGTTATCGGCAACGCCGTTTCTGCGCCTGCGCCAAATAAGCAAACCCATGACGTGTGGGGCAAATTTGCCGCGCTGATTGTGCGCCCGACCGTGCACAGCTCGGGCAACGACGAAGGCGAGCCTGCCTTTGGCTACACCTTCCGCCGCAAGGGTATGCCCGTGGTTGACCGCTTTGAGCAAAACGGCGGCAAAACGGAATACGCCCGCTATACCGACATCCGCAAGGTGGCTGCCGTGGGCGGCGCGTGTGGGTTCTTGTTTGATAAGGCTGTTTAATTGATTTTCAGGCTGCCTGAAACGATGAGGCAGCCTGAAAAGGAGTAAGTATGAAAAAGCTAGAAGGCTATCAATTAGCCGCTTTGATTGAACGCGCGGAGTATCAACGCTTTGGCGCAACCGCCACCGTGTGCGCGTTGATTTTGAATAATGGCTTTGTGGTGATTGGTGTTTCAGGCTGCCTGAACCCCGCCGATTTTGATGAAGCCATTGGGCGTGATACCGCCTACAAAGACGCGTTTGCCAAATTATGGGAGCTGCAAGGCTTCCACCTGAAAACCCTATTTGCAGAAAGTGAGGCTTCCGATGACTCCAACTAAAAAAGTCGTGCTGGTAACCACCGCCCAAGCCGCTGCGCCGATTGTGGCGAACCGCTTTATCGGCTTTGATGGCAAGCAAGCCAAAGCCGCCGCGCCTGTGCTGGGCGTATCTCCGCGCGATGCCGAAGCGGGCGACACAATGGCGGTGGAGTGCATCGGCATTGCGCTGGTGGAAGCAGGCGGCGCGGTTGCCGCAGGCGCAAAAGTGGCTGCCGATGCCAACGGCTGCGCGGTGGCGAGCGAGA